TCGTATACATGATTATATGGATATACAGCAGCATAGGGAGCAGCAGGTTCAGGTATGGTAGTGTCAAGCTCATGTACCTTAGTGTTCTCGCCACGAGCTAGTTTGTTTACATCTGGAATATCGACTTCTGTTGGATACTTGCCGTTTGGATCATTGAATCCAAGGTTCACATCAGCTAGGTTTGCTGGAATGCCAGATAAAGATCCGAGGATAATTGGCTCTTGAGCACGATCGCCGTCAGCGAAGAACCCAACCACCCATGTACCCTCAAGCATACCAGTCGGCGACTTACCAAAGCCGCTCATCGCAGCAGAGTCCACATTATTGACTGGAATAGCCCAAGGCAATTCACTTGTCGGCACTGCGTCTAGAGATTCGTTATGCCAGCCATACGCACGCACTCGAACCCGACCCAGCTGAACTGGATCGTTTCTATCTTCAACAACACCAAAGAACCAAGTGAAGTCGTCTCTACCGATGTAGTCTCTCATTATTTACCTTTTGTTTCTGTGTGTTTTAGAAACGACAACAAACCATTCTTTAACGCTTTTTTGGCGCTTTCTTTTTGATCCACTCCATCGCTGAGGTGATCGAACTCGACTTCTTCTGGGCTAACTTTTCTTTCTTCCGCGTTTCGCTTTTGACTTTTTTGCTTTTGGTTGCTCATCTAATTGCTCCACATCATGTTTTGGCAGTTTAATTTCTTGTAAGAATTCTGGCTGAGCAGTTTTCGCTCCAGCAACTTCAGATAAGAACTTTTCTCTTTGTGATCCAGGTAATGGCATTTTTAAATCCTCGGTTCGTCTATGGTTGATAACGCATCTTTCGGAGCGTTTTGTTTAATCCAATCAAATACTTGTTTCTGGACAACCGCTTCTTTTGAGAACGGCTTTCCTTCTTTCTTCAGACGCAAGTATGTGAAATCTTTTACTACAATATTACCACCTTTACCAACAAAAACCTTTCCGTCTTTGTTGAGTCTTGGTATTGTGTTTTCTCTATTATTAAGAATGACATTTACTTGACCGTCAACACCTCTCGGCAAGTTACCTTTGACAATCTCGGACATTGTTTGGGCAGCACCCTTGTGTGTCTTCAAGAGAATATCATCAGGCACTATACGTGGTCTTTCTTGGTTGTTCTGAACAGCAACTTCATACTTTGTTAATACCCAGTTTACATGAATGTCTTTAGGCTTATATCCTACAGCCTCGACCAACTTCAAAACTTCGGTCATTTGTTTTAAATCTTTCAATGTGATATCAAATACTATGTTTGGTAATGTGCCTTTCTTGGCAGAACCTGACCGAACAACATCATTCAACATTGCGGTTAATGAGTTTTCTTTTATTTTAAACTTCTTTGTGAACTCATGTAGCTTGAATACATCAGCTGGCTTACTGAGGTTCAATCCCTTTATCTCTGGGTATTTACCTTTCAGCTCATTGATTTTGAGGAACGCTTCTTTCCATACATCAACATCACGGACTTTAAACTTATCACCTTCCATAAAGTTGGCTAAAGCAAACCCTTTACCAGAACCTGCGCCTCCAGCAAGGAAAACAATCTGTCCATAACGAGCGCCGTTATTAAACATGATCAGCTTCTCTTCAAGCTGTTGGTATTGTTCCATTAATTGCTTTTCTTTGAATGATAGAATCATTATACTTTAAATCCTGTATCTTTGACGCACTCTAGCGTTGTTGTATAGTTGTCACCATTAACACCTAACATTTTATGGCGAAGTTTGGTTATTAGGTAATTGCCACTCAAGTATTTATCTGCGTCTCCATCTTGATCTTTTGAGATAGCAGCAGCAGGTATCTTCAATAATACAACATCACCAACATCTAATTCACTATCACCAGCAACTACGACTTCCACTACCGTGTTGAATATGTGTTTAGAATATCCATCACTAACTGCTGCGGTTTCGGTTATAGTCTTTGGGAGCGGCGCTTCAGGCTGGAAGATAGTGTCTGTATCTCTACCGAAGTCGGAAGTCTTCAACCGAATAATAGAAGGAGAATCAGATTGTCCAGGAATCTTTAATCCATGAAACGTTTTGAACCTATTGAATGCTTTGTCATAAGAATAATCGACAACTCTTTTATTTTTCTTTAACACATCAAGATGTATTGAACGTGAATTGTATAGCCCGCCGTCAAGATTGCCTAAGAAGTCAGTTTGCTTGGCGACGAGGAATGATCTGATTTTTGTTCGATCGTCATTAGCATTGGAAGACCCAACTTCTGACGTATTGTTAGAAGGAGCATATGTGAACATTTCCTTCGGTTCTTGAGTAACAAGTGTGCTTATGTTCTTATAATTGAATCCGTCACTATTTTCAAAGAAGTTATACAACGGAACATGATCAGCTGAGTCAGATTCATCAGCAAAGAAGTCAATCGTGTCATCGACAGTAAGGCTAGGAACAATATACTTGTGGAGTCCAACAGTTTCATCGCATTGGAAGCCTTTACTCACTTGAGTGCCTGCTAACTGACTTATGTTGCGGTACAGACCTTGTAATTGAGTGCTATTAAAAAATTCATTATAGACGCTTGTTACCATATTGGAGATCTGGTTGCCGCCTTGTCTGCCAAAGGCTCGATTTATTTTTCTTGCTGCTGTAGAATATGCTTCTGTACTGATGCCAGAAATAACATATGCTTCATTTCTTTCTTCTATTCTTTGTCTGTCTGTTAATTGATATAATGAAAAAAGATGATTTTTATATTCAAGGTCATCGCTGTTTGATTTGAACGATACAAGAAGAAACTCATTACCATTAAACCCGCCAAGCTCTCCTGTGTCTGGATTGCCTGCAAGTGTGTTAATAAGACCAACAGAATCAGTTATTGTCATCTCACACTTCATATAGTGGGATTCAATATCTTGGAATATACTGAAGTCTGCTACCAGACCTTCAATATCAATAATCTGTCCAGCTCCAGATATGAGAGAGAAAGTTCGGACATCAATGTCCCCAGCCTTTCTATATCCTGTCTGAGTCGGTCTTGTTGCTGTCCCCATTAAACACCGTTCCTAAGAATTGTCTCAACTTCATCACGCACTGTTTCTAGATACTTAACATCAAGCAAAGAAATATCTCTTTTATTATCATTTGCAGCAAGCTCGTGGTCATATGCACTTGTGCCACCAGCGTTGTATTTATAGGCTTCTTCAGTAGCATTGAATGTTGTTTGATCTACAATAACTGTTCGTTCTTCGACTACAGAACCGTCAAAGCTAATTCTCTTTTTGGCTGGGGAATTGACACCAGCAGCGTCTTTTTGCTTGAGAAAGATTTTGTATTCATAGATCGTACTTTGTGCTACTGCTATAGAACCATATTTACCGATTATATATTTCTCGAAGTTATCTCCGAACAATGGCCAATCAAAGATGGCGTCTTCAATCTCATTGAAGTGTAACACCAGCCATGCATATTTTGGATTGCCATAATACTTTTCAGCAATCGTATCTGGTCTGTCACCATCTTGTATTTGATAGTTATAGAAAACTTCAGCTCGCGACTTTAATTCAGAATCAACTTTAAACCTACGCAAAATATTCGTTAGATCAACACGGTTGCCGTTATTAGTGATGTCGTGTTTAGTGGTTGGGAAATAGGAAAAGTAATTTGACATTATGATCCGCCTTGAATAGAAACGCCAGTTTCATTTGGGTTATCCATATCACTCTTTGTGATGATTTTTATTTCTTGGAAATTTAATGTGACTTCAATCGAAACAGGAGCTCCTGTATCTTCGAAGAATAATGGCATACCTTGAGAATTGTAATTAACGTCCAGACCTTTCAGAACAGACTTACCAATACTGTATAGGTTTGATGAGATAGCGTCAGCAAAGTTTATTTGAAACTCATCAGGATAGCTGAAGGATATATTGCCAGCAAAATAATCTGGATGCATATGGAACTTAAATGTGTTGATTATTTTTTTAATCTGCTCAGACTCTTCTGAGTTTCGGGCAACAAACTTATATGTGAATGAATGTTCTCTGAACCCAACACCTTTAAACAATACAGCCATGTGTGGGTTTAATGCCAACCCTTCTTTTTTGCCTATTGCTTGAGCAGCAGCACCGCCAGTTATGCCTGCAGCCAACGCACCGACAGCACCACCCGCAGACGCACCGATTGCAGTAGCTGCTACCGCCGCACCGATACCCGCAGCTTCTTTCAATGAGTCACCCTCACCGCCTTTGAGTTCGCTCTTCAGACCTTGGAACTTTTGTTTAAGTAAATTTGCGACATCGTTACCAGCACCAGCAGTATCTAGTCCGCCAGTAATAGCTGCCCCAAAAGCACCAAGTTCAGCATTCTCATAATCTGCGCCATAAGAAACGCCAAGGTTTGCTGGAATCGGAAGAATTATATTTCTTGTCACTGTCGTGGTTGGAGCAACAGAACGGTCTTTACGGTCAGTTTCAATGACACTGAAGATCATGTAGTGGTCATTGTCTAAGGTTGAAGGGAATTGCAATTGATCTTTTATTTTAGGATTATTGAACAATACTGCTAATGGACTTTTAATTAAGTTTCCTGTTGCCTTCTTAGCTAACAGTTCATTAAAGTTGGCATTAATAGATATGCCATTCTTACCAATCGACACGCCAAACATACCTTTACCTGCAGCACCCGCAAACGATTCGAGTTTACCTTGCGCTGACGCTACGGCATCTTTTCCTGCAGACGTGAAGGCTTGTTTTAAATTGATCTTTGGCATTTATTTTACCTTTATAAATATGGGCAAGTGTTGGTGATAACTCTCTATTTATAAGGCAAAATATGGCTCAATTCTATAAAGGTAAGTATCAATGTAAGTTTCCTGAGAAGTATAAAGGTGACTCAAGCGACATAACATATCGCTCGTCATGGGAATTGAATTGCATGACATACTTTGATAAGAATCCAGGAATAGTTTGGTGGGTTTCAGAGCCGTTTCCTATCCCATACCGATCACCTATTGACGGAAAGAAACACCGCTACTTTGTAGACTTTGTAATTAAAACAAGTAACAAAGAAGTGATCATGATTGAGGTGAAGCCATACGGACAGACGCACGCCCCCAAAGCGCAGAAGAGGCTCACCAAGAGATACCTGAACGAAGTCAAAACATGGGGAGTGAATCAGGCTAAGTGGGAAGCTGCGATGGAGTATTGTAAGGATAGAAATTGGAAATTTCAGATACTAACTGAGAAAGAATTGTTCAAGAAGTCTCCTAAATAGTATACAATAAGAGGATAAGATTATCGCTTCAGTATTTGACGACATGTTACTCAAAGGTGTACGACAGGGACAGATCCCAGCTCGTACACAAGCTGCGCGTGACTGGTACAGAAATAAGGCTCGCGGCGTGAGAAGCGCAGCAGCATATCCATCAAACTTACTTTCTGATATGGAAACTAAGAAACGTGTACGCATTGGTCGCATGTATCATTTCAAATATGATCCAAAAGGCGCAAAGACATTACCATATTATGATGCATTCCCGTTGATCTTTATGGTTGGTCCAGCTCCTGGAGGTTTCTATGGTATTAATTTACATTATCTTCCACCACAGCTTCGAGCAAGATTGATGGATTCATTATATGATATAACAAATAATACTAAGTATGATGAGTCGACCAAGTTAAAAATTACTTACGATGTACTAAATAGTGCTTCTAAATTTAAGTTTTTTAAACCGACTTTTAAACATTATCTTTCAAGTCAGGTCAGGTCAAGTTTTATCGAGATAAACTCGACTGAATGGGATACAGCATTATTTTTACCAACAGAAAGATTCCAGAAAGCCAAAAAATCGAAAGTATTCGCAGATAGTCGAAGGATGTTAAAATAATGCCATTTAATGTAAACGACATTACATCAAGTATGAGTAAGCAAGGCGTGGCCAAAGCGTCTAACTTTGACATTTACATTCATGGTGCTGGTGATGCTGAGATTGAGCGTGAGATGCAATATAGAGCAGACTCAACCGAACTTCCAGGACGTGGCATAGCGACTTTAGATCATGCATTCAACAACTATGGTCCAATCAATAAAGTTGCTTATGGACAAACATATAGCGATATCTCAATATCTTTTATCTTGAGCGAAGACTTGAGAGAAAAGGAATACTTTGAGATATGGCAAGACCAAATGGTTAACACTGGAGCATTTAACCCAAGCGGCGTGGCTCGTGAACGATCAGCTATGAACAGCTTTAATGTTAAATACTTTGACAGCTATGCAAGAACTATAGTGATCAGACAATATGGCGCTAATGGAATCTTGAGGTCAATACACACATTGAATGAAGCGTATCCAATAATCATAAACCCTATTGCTGTTGCTTGGGGTGAAGAAGGCATTTTGCGGATGACTGTGACATTCGCATACAAAAACTACCAGTGCACATTCAGTAAGTCTGACCAATCAACAAGAGGGATAGGTGGGTCACTTAGCATTGATCGCAATGGCGTTTCTGGAAGTGTGAGTATTCCACAACTGGGTAATATCGCAGGTTCGTTTGAGAAAGGCAAAGCCAAGCTCGCGAGCATTAGCGCCCAGATAGGTGGTGTGAAGAACAAAGTTGCAGTGATAAGAAGTTTATTTTAAATTATTTTTTTATTAGGAGATTATAATGAATCTACCCCAGTTAACATCGCCAGAGTTTGTTACAAAAATACCATCCA